TGGTCGCTCCTGCCGCTTGTCAGGTTCGTCGGGACCAAATCCGTGATAGTATGTCATGTTCACCTGGTCGCCAATTCGTAAGCCGATATCGGTATCTTCGTGAAATGCCTCGCCGTCAAGGTCGCGCCCTTTGATTGGTCCGCCAAAAGGAACGCCCAGAACACGCCAATCAAAGGATATGTAGTCCTCGCTACCTTTTAGCCTTTTTTCTGCGTTAGAATCGCGCTCAGCGACTCCTGACGGCATCTGTATCTTGATTCGTAACTTATCCATTGTTTACCTCGCTTATTAATGCCTGCTTTATCTGGTCTATGATCTGCGATCCATATAGCATTTCTGCCTGTCTTGTGGTTATCCAGCCGGTATGCCGGTGATAACTCGATTGCTTTGCGCTATCCTGCACAAGCCTTGCGTAGCTAACGTTCGTGCCAACAACTGCTCTGAAGCCCTTGTTTTCAACCTTTGTATTCCACGAGTCCTGCAGCTTTGTTGTTCTGCGATACGGTACCTTGAAATCAGGGTCGTTTTTCAGATGCCAGAAGAACCCTCGCCTCACTCTGGGGTCAAGTTTGATTAGCGGATTAGGACGGCTGACGTGGGTCGGGTACTCCTTCATATAGCGCTCAAAGGATTCACCGCCTGCTTTAATCGCCTGCTTTGTCCTGTGCAGCTTGCTGATGTCATCAACACGCTTTATCAATTCATCAACACCCTCAATACGGATCGTGGTCATTTCTCGAATACCCTCACGATTGTTGACGGCGCATGACCTTTACAGCCCGTGTTCGACCTGCTTTCAACTTCATGCCAGCCAAGCCCTTCAAATATGTCTTTATAATTCCTTGCCCACGATCTCACGCCTGCCGGCTTTTCGTTTTCAATCACCATAATCAACTTGTCTGCCCTGTTTGCGATCTCAGCATGAACCCAATCCGATTTTGGCGGTAAGTGCTGTAACAACCCCTGCGTGAAGATACAGTCGTAATGTGGCATCGCCTCAATTGCGCCCTCAACCGTGTCGCAGTAAATCTCAACCCCGTCAAGCGCCTGAAATGACTTACGACCCAGTTGGATCGCATCTGGATTGATTTCAACACCTCGCAACCGGTTGAAGCCTGCGTCTTTCAACCCTGCTAAATTGCGCCCTGTGCCTGCGCCCAACTCTATGATTGAGTCATCCTTTTTAAGGTATGCCGATAAAACCTCAACGATCAATGCCGTTATTTCATTCAAGCCGATGTAATAATCAGGACGGCACATCGCTTTTGTGCTGGCTGGTCTATCGCTTGCATCAGGGTTTCGCCAAAAGGCGTGTGTGTCAAATGTCATGCTTGCACCTCCGCAAATGTCAACGCAATACCACATCGGCAACGTGGGTGTGCGGGTGGTCTTAGCCTTGCCCCACTTTCTGGGTGAATAAAAAACGGTTTACCGTCACCACCCCTGCCGGCTTCCTTCTCGCCGTTCATAGGATTACAGATTGCGCAAACGCGCTCATCATTCGCCGTCAGCCAAATTGCAACCATCGGTACACCGTTGTCCTTTTCGATCTCACGCATCACCTCAAGTTCGCCCTCAACCGCTGCCCGTGTCGTTTCCGTGACGGCAATCATCTCGGCTCTCACAGGATCGTAATATCGGCCAAGTTCCTTTGACAGCGTTGCGATTGACCAATCCTCTTCATAAAATCTCGGTATAAGCTCATTCAAACGCTCATACCGCGTACCGAATAAGTCCATCAACATCTGCTCAGTGTGACGCCTTGCCCAGTTTGACGCGCCAATGTTTATCTGATCCCAATTCACACCAATACCGATGTCATCCATAAACGCCTGCGCTTGCTGAAGAAAAATACCAATCAGCACCGGCTCGACGTCCTTCTGTATCTCACGCCAGCCGTTTGACCAGTAATCCATTGGCACATTCGCCAATCGTGGCGGATCGCCCAGGTAAGCCAGCAACTTTGATAATTCAGCGCGCATATCTCGCCCCAATATCCTGGCAAGTTTGCGCTCTAAATCATCGCGGTTGATAATATCCATTACAGCAGCCCCATCCACTTGTCAGGGATCGGCTCGCATATCTCAAGCCTTTGTTCATAATTCATCACGTTCGGCGCATCAAACAAGCGCGGGTTGCGATACGGGCAATACTTATCCAGGTTTATGAAGTCCGCATCTCGCAAGTGAAACATCACAAGATCAGGGTCTGGTTCTGCCTGCATGTCGCAATCGTGAAAGCCGTACGCGTATTTTGTCATCACTCTTGTAATAATCGGCTTGTCGTACCAGTGATCCCTGTACCAATACTTGCGCTGTTCCAATATCGGCTTGCTGTGGTCCAGCGGTTCATCGTCAGGCATCTCCATCACACCATAACCGTATGTTCTGATAATATCGCCATGCCACCTGTCAAGATAATCGCCCAAATCTCTGTATTTGTCAGGGTTTGGAATAATAAACTCGTCAGGGTCAACCAGCACAACAATATCGTACGCTCTCAACCACTCATCCAGACGCTTTGTAACCTTGCCGTGATGCCTGCGCCAATACTTTTGTGGTCCTTCTGGCTTTATCGAAGGCAGCGCCTCAATCCGGTCGAAGAATGGGCTGTAATAAGCCTCAAACCTATCCCACCAGTAGGTGTACTCGTATTTCGGCACGACGATCAATCGCTTACCACTCACGGATAACCCTGCCATTCCATAGCACCATCGAATATCTGCCTCACATCCTCAACAGTCTTTGCCATCTCAAGCGCTCCTGATATTGCGCTGTGCAAACTTGACGGGATGATATCGGTTTCAAACTCCCGCAATTCACGCCCGTCGCTAATCCTCTTTTGTGCAAAGCGCATCCAGCGCCCCAATTCCGTGCTAAACGGGCTTTCGCTTTCTTCCTCACGAACTTGCTCATCTTCAACTTGCTTTTCTACCAGCATATCCTTTTGTTCGTCTGTCATATCCTTGCCAGCCAGGTCAAGCGCCAATTCAACGGGTAAGCCCGCCTGCACATATTTCAGCACAAGGTCTGCTCGCATACTCTCATCATCTTGAAATAACTCAAGCTCGTTGAAGGCAAACTCAATCCGCAAGCCTTCACGCTCAAGCAGTTGTGTGTTCAGGATGCTCTCGTACTTCCTTGCCCTCGGCATGATTGTTTCCTGATAGAACGACTTGCGATCTTCAACGGCTGTGGCATAATTCGCCGCCTCGCTGTCAAGCAAGGTCTTCGGCACGCCAAAAGCCACGCTCAGGTTGTGCTTTGCCTCTGCATTCAGTTCCGGCATCGCCAAATCCTTCAAGGGCGGTGTAAGCGTTGTCGGTGTGATTGACCCTGCCCTGATGCCCAGAACACGGAAGGCGTTCCTGATCGCTGTTGCACTGTTTTTGAACCACTTCGCAACCCGGTCAATTTCGCCCTTGTCGGTGCTGTCAATGCCCAGCAAGGTGACGGGCATCGCTCCACCCTCAAAGTAGCTTTCCGGGAACTTAGATAAGGCATATAACAGCTTGGCGTCCATATTGCCAGCCTTGCCGGGTGATATTCCTGGGAGCAAGTCCTGTGAAGGGTCGTATTCTGCAAAGTACACCATCTCGTATTCGCCGGTGTAGATATTGTTCTCCCACATCGCTCCGCTTGAGTTTTGTTTAATCTTGATAATGCCGTTCCGGTACTCAACCTGCATATCAAACGGATTGCGATAAACAACGTCTTTGACATATCTGCTTTCGTTGCCGACGATCTCACCGTAAGCCGCACCGGATAGCAGCGCACCCGCCTCCCACTTCCAGATCAAATCCTCAATAGCGGATGGATAAGGCCACTCTGCCTCTTCCTCGCCGTTGTATATCTTGATTGGCACGCCCGCCAGCGTATCACACCGTATCTGCACAAGCCTGAACAGGTACGGGACCTTCTTGTAAAGTGATGCGTTATCATCCGGCACGCCGTCACTTGTTAGTGTGTCATACCAGCCTGGAATGTCAGTGATCGCCTTGTAATTTCTAATCGTCATAATTTCTCTCCTACGCTCCAAACAGGATAACGCTGCGCTCGGTCATATCATACGAGTAGGCGTAACGCAGGGCGTCTATGCCGTGATTGTGTTTGTCAACCGGAACGGGAAGGCTCTCGCCATACTTGTCCTTCTTCCAGTGATACTGCTCAAGTTCGTGTATAAAGTTGACACAACTTCTATGCACAACAATCTTGTGTTTCTGAAGCCACTGGATGCCGTGCCTCACGCTGTCAGGACCTTTCAGTCCGGAGTTAGCGTTTATCCCGTATTTCTTCAGCTCGTCAATACTCTTGGGTTCTGCGCTATCACAAAACAGCGGTCTATATCCAACCATCGGTTTGATATTTTCGGCAAGCGCTTCGTTGTCAAGCCCTGTCTGATACAATTCGTCTATCACATAGATAACCTGGTGTTTCTTGTCATAGTGCGACTTGATATAAGCGGCCGGATCGCTGGCATAACCGAAGTCCTGCCCATCTCGCAAGTTGTCAAATAATTGTGTCTGCTCTGATAGGTCGGCAACCTCCCAATTCGTGAAGATCACATCGCCCAACACACCCCAATCGCCCAGCGTATAAACCTTGTAAAAGTATTCGTCTTCTTCGTTCTCAAGGTCTGCAATATCCTGGTTTGTCAAGAAGCGATTATGGATATACCAGGTCTTCAGGATTAGCAGATCATCACCTTTATAGACTTGCTGGTCATCGGTCCAGCCAATGCCAGAAAAGTATTCGGTATAAATCCAGTGCGACTTCACAATCGGGTTAAATGACATAGTAAGGCGCTTTGGCAGTCCGGGATCGTCTGAATAGGCGTCCACGCCCCTCATGCGCTTGTTCAACTGTTTGATGTCGTCGTGCCTTGTTTCTGTCGCCTCTTCTACCCATACGTCCGTTATCACACCCTTTTCAGGTGTGATTGATTTTAGCTTTTCTACATCGTCAAGCCCTGCAAAGATTGCCTGATACCCGTTTGAACAGGTGATCACCATCTCGCTTTTGTTGACGTTGAATAATCCGGTCAAATTCCAGTTCTTTATCAGCTTGTCAATTTCTTTGAACACACTATGCCTGATTGTCTTAGCTATCGCACGCAATATCAGATAATTGCGCCCGCCGTTCATCAGGTC